TTTACAGAAAAAGGAGGATTAAAAGTATTAAATATTTTAGATCTTTGTATATTAAATACTAATTTATATTGACCCGAAGTGTATCCTTTTAATCTTAAAACATTAACAGGATCCATATTTAATTCAGAAACTAAATTTTCAGTATTTCCTTCAGGAAATTTATATTGGGTAAAATTATAATCCGATATTAATAGTTGATTTTGTTGATTGTAAATGTGTAACTCAATAAAATCTTCTGGTCTACCAAATTTTCTATCTATAGTACCTGAATTAACTGAATCTCCATTTAATTGAAGTCGTTCATTAGTTGATATGTCTATGTTATTTATTGCCATTTATTACATTTTAATATAAATTACCACCTTCTCCTGTGTAGTTTGTTAATCCCGCAAGGTCTATATTAGGGAAATTATTTGTTCCTTTTTCCCATCCTCCATATTCATTTCTTTCATTATCAGTAACCGGAGTATTTATATTATCTTCAAAATTAGCTTGTGCTTCTAACATTAGTGATTTAGCATTTGCACTATTAGCACTTTTATTTTTAACAAAAATCCAAAGTCTTTTATAATATACTAATGTTTCTTGAGCTTGTCTTATTTTGGGTCTTACTGCTTCTTTTAATGTTTGGGCCTTAATTCTTTCTTCTTGTGTAAAACCATATTCTATATCATTATTATATTTATCTTTTAATATTTCAAAACGTTTTTCAGATTGCCATACTATTTTAATTCTATTTACTAAATATTCACGATATTTATCATAATTACTTACATTAGCAATTTTAGCTTCTTCTATTTGATTTCTTATAGATGTACTTCCTGGGGCATAACTATTAGGATTATACCAATCTGGAATAGTAATTTCTGTGATTGGGTAATTATTAGGGTTAAGTTGTCCATCTTGCAGTGCATTATAATTAAATGAATCTGCAAATGTTGCTATTTCTTCTTCAACATTAGTTTCAGCTCCTCCTAAATCCTCAGGACCAAAATCAGGACCTGGGGGGATACTGGCAATTACTGAAGGAGATACTATAGTTGTTGCATCTTCCCAACTATCATTTTTTTTATACCCTAAAGCTGCCTTTAAGTCTAAAAATAATTCAGAACTTATATTACCCGCAATTTTACGTCTAGTAGCTTTATCCATATAGTAAATATTATAATTGGCTTCTCTATCTACAAGTATAGATCCATTTCTATAAAATGGATGTTCTTCATTTGGTTGATCTTGATTAGATAATTTTTGTTCTAAATCTACTATTTGATCAATTAAAGCTTCTATTTCTTCATCTTTACTATCAACATAATCACCTATATAATCTCTACTTTGTTGAAATAATGTAGTATGTGATTGTTGACCTATTTTAGGAATATCATAAAATAAGTCATTATATAATGTAAAAAGTCGATTAATATTATTATCTAAATTAGTATTACTTATAAAATCTTTAGAATTTATAATTTCAGAAAATGAATTATCTAACAAATCACCTGCTGATGTTTTATCATAAATTTTTTTCTTTAATCTTATTCTTTCCTGTGCCATTATCTAATTACTTTAAAATGATAATTATTATCAAAAATTTCAGTACCATCATCATTTATATGTTTAAATAATATACGATAATATCTTTCAGGTTGTAATCCATTTATATATAATTTAAAATACATTCCTTCACTATCAGAACTTAATTTAGTAAATTTATCATCAAAAGGGATAATTTCTTCTTCTGTGTGTGCATCTCTTATACTATAATAAGAGGATGTTGTAAAATATCCTGGTTCTAAATAATTTGATGAAGATGTGAATTGTCTTGTGGGATATTTATCCCTTACATGTAATCTAATTAAAGCTTCATCATTTTGGTTATATTCTTTTTTATTTCTATATAAAGAGACATTTAATTCACCACTAGTTTTAGCTTCTGTTTGATTATCATGTGTACTATCATCCCATTTAAAAGTTAATTTTGGTGGGTAAATCGTATGGGTATCAGCTGAAAAAAATTGAAGATTTCCCTGACTAGAAGAAATAAATTCTTCTACTACATCTGAATATTTAATTATAAAACCATTATTAGGGATACCTGTAGGGTATGCTAAATTAGAGGAAATACTAGAACTAAACTTTGTTGTTATATTAGTTACATTTAAACTTAAATCTAATGAATCAGCATTACTAAATTCTTGTGATGATGTAAATAAACTTCCTGTGTACCATGTACCCCCACCTTTTGTAATAACAGAACTATCTATAGATCCTGAAGTTCCTGCTTGAAAACTAGATGTAGTCCATCTGGTTTTATTTCTTGAATTATCTCTATATAACCAAGAACACCCATTAGATGAAGTTGGTAAATTAGAATATTTGCCTGTTCCTTCATCCCATGATTGTGATATAGGAAATACTTCTATAGATTGACTACTAGCTAAGTTTTTATGTTCTGATGAAAATAATTTAAGACTTGAAGAATAACTACCTGTTTTGTCTAAAATTTTAGTTTCAAAAATATTTTTAATTTCAGAATTTTTAAATTGTATTAAAATTCTTGAGGGATAATGTATCTGATCAGAACTACCTTTTTCTTTTATAAGTTCAAGAATCTCATCATTACCTGTATTCATATCACTCCTATCAGGGTGACTATATATGGTTGAATCTTTTTCGGGAAATATTGAATAGTATGCCATTTTTTATTTATTTTAATATCCTCCTCCAGAACCACCTGAACCACCTGAACTACCTCCAGTAGATGTAGTAGAAGATCCACCATTAGATGTTCCTGTATTAGAAGAACTATTTCCATGTGTTGTTACACGTCCATTAATATCTGTATTTGGATATTTGATTTCAAAAATACTTGGGTCTAAAGAAGGATATATTACTCCTCCTCTAGTGGCAGTTCCGAAATCATATTTATATTGAGAATATCCATTACTAATTCCATTTAAATTAGAAAAAGAAACACTTTCTACAGATTGTACCCCTAATGTATTACTAATAAGATTATATATTTCAGATGTAATAATAGGTTGATTTACTTGCCATTTATCTATATTAAAATAATTTTTTAATTCAGCTATACATCTAAGTATAACTTCTTGATTATTATAAGTTTTTAGAGTTATAATTTCAAAATCTAATTTAAAATTAATTATAAATGCATCCTTAATATTAATTGCATCTGTTAACATTCTATATTGTTCTAGGTAAGTGGCTAAATTTGTTTTAGTAGCTTCATTTAATGTTGTTAAATGTTTAGATGAATTATATCCTAAAGTATATAAATTTAATGCTAATGGATTAGGAATACGTTCAGGTGATGTTAATAAGGGGGATGACTGATCATCTTGGATTATGTAAGCTTTTGCTACTCTACCTAATTTAGGGGGTAAAGATAAAGTTCTTATTAAATAATCTTCTTTTGTAACTGTTCTTTGTTGGGCAGAAAAATTAGCCATTGTATTTAATCTAATATCTTCTACTGAATCTCCCGCTCCACCACCTTTTGCTGCTTCTTTATTAGTAGAAGCTACTGATGATTGAATAAATTTTAACATAGGAGTAGATAAGTTAGGTTTATTAGATGAAAATAAGGTTTCAACTTTAGTAATTGTATTTGAACTGACATTTGCTCCCAAACCACCACCAACTAAATATGTTATTGTTAATACAGTATTTGCGGGTACTTGTCCATATGCTTTAGTATATAAAAAATTAGATGGGTCATATGCTTGATCTAGTGAAGATCTTCCATCTTTAATTCCTAAACCAATATTATCAGGATTAGGTATTATTTCTTCATCAGCTTTATCACTTGTACCAGCACCAAATTGAATTTCTAATTGATTGTTAGTTTTAAATCTAGATATAAATCGTCTTGATGATCTTTTTAACTTTAAAAGGTAGGGAGTTTGATTATTGTATTGATTTAATTCAGGGTCATTTGCTCCCGTATTTTCAATTTCTTCAAAAATTGTATCTTGGGCTAAATAGGGTACTTCAGACCAATTATTACCCTCACTATCAATTACTGATTCAATTGATATAATATTACTATCAAATAATGTTAATGTTTTAAATTGTTCAGCTGAACCTATAGTAAAGGTTTGGGTTTTTCTTTCACCCGAAATAGCTTGAGTAGATTTTTTTAATAAATAATATTCAGGTTGATTAGCTTCATTATATTGATATACACTTACATTTGTAGGTGTAAATGAACTTGAAATACTAAAATTAACTTGGTTATTTATATAAAATATGGGTCCTTCAGTTGATTTAAAGGATGAATTTTCATCTATTTTTAAAGCATAATTATAGTCAGGTTCAAAACTACCATCTATTTCTATTGAAGGAACTAATTGAAATATTTCTAAGTTAGTAGATGCTGCTGAAGTTACTTTAGGTTTATAACCCATAGCATATGCTAAATTATATAGATTTTCTTTTTCTTGAGCTAATGTTAAAAAAGATTCACGTAATTGAGTGTCTGTATAAAATGACAAAATATCCCCTACATAAGCTGCCATTTCAAGAAACATCATTCCAGGATTGCCTTCACTAAAATCATTAAAATTATTTGGAAAATATACTTCAGCAAATTCTATTAATTGATTTTTATAAGAATTAAAATCCTTATTAAGGTATTTTATATCTTTATCTTGGTTTTTATTTGATACTTTGTTATATGCCATTATTGAAAGGTTGTAGTTACAGCGTCTGTAGATCCATCTGTTTTGAATCTATATGATATTGTTATATATACTTGGTTTTCATTATTTATAGAACCTACTGATGCTGAAATTAATGTTATTTCAGGGATATAAAAATTAATTTGAAAATTGATTTTTTCTTCTAATTCTTCTTTATTAATACTTTGTTGAAATAATAAATTTTTTATTCCTACCCCAAAATTAGGTTCATTTACACGTTCACCTTGTTCAGTTAATAGTAAATTAATTAAATTACTTTTAATTTGATCTTTAATTGTGGGTGTTCCTGTGAACATATTAACTTCATCAAGCGGAAAAGCAACCCCAATAGTAACATTTTTGTTAATATCTAATGGATTAATTCTTCTATTTCCGTTAATAATAGCCATATTTTATTTTTTACCTTTTTTAGAATCTATAGCACGCATTAATTCACGATAATCTCTATTTACAACATCTGCTACTTTAGAAGGCATTACTTCTATAGGGATAGGGTCAGGTGAATTAAATGGTTGTGATGTTGGAGTTGGGGAACTACCATTGTATAAATTAATATCACCTTGAGCTGTTTCATTTAATAAGTCATTTAATGTATTATTTGATGAAAAATTTTGTTTATTAATTGTTTTTTTAACTTTAAGTTCTTTACCCATAATTTTATCTTTTAAAGAAGTTTGTACATTTTTAGGTACCTTAGTTAAATGTTGAGATTGTTCGGTAATTGTAGGTTTTAATTCATCACGTAAATCTTCTTTAAGTGTTTTAATTTCACGTCGAAGAGAGTAATCTATTTCTTCTCTTACAACTTTTCTAATTAGTTTTTCAAAAGCATTTGCCTTCATATTAAATAATGTTTGTTAATAAATATAATTAAATTAAATTTTATATCGTTTATATCCTATTGTTTCAAAATTAGCGTTATAAATTTTTTCTATAATTTCACCTTTATCATTTTGTTCTAATCCTTCTATAACTAAATCTAAAAGACCTTCACTAACACTACCATCAGTATTAACTGGATTTGAGGGTAAATTACATTGGGCTAAATAAAATAAATATAATTGTTCTAAAGTACTCATTAAAGTTGTAATAAGATTTATAATTCCTTGTAAAGCTGCTATAGCTGCAGCTATAAGAAGAAATGGGGCAGCAAGTACTTTAGAGACATTTTCTACTGCTTTAATAAAAGATTTTGTAGCTTTACTTATATTTTCAATTTTTGATTTAGCTTTATCTATTAAATCTGATAATTTTTTTATACCAAAACCATTTGCTGCTAATCCTGAAAAGAAATTTAATGCTTTAGGTAATACTTTCGCAATTACTTCACATATTATAATTATTTTACCTAAAAGTTTTAAAAGATCACCTATTTTCCCCATCCATTCTGTGATTTTATCTAGTTTTGTTTTTAAAACTTGAAGTTTTTTTATCCCTTCTTCTAATTTACCTTTTAGACCATTTACTTTATTTTTAATATTATTAAAATTTTTATCTATGGCATCCGCTGTTTCAGTACTACAAACATTAGATTGTACTTGTGATGTAATTTCTTCTTGAGTAGGAAGTTGTTCTTGAATTTTAGCAAGATTTTTACCCTTTTCTTCTTTAAGTTTATTTTTTACATCAAAAATAGCTTTATCACTTTGATTTAATAAATTTCTTATAGCTTCTACCATTATACTATTTTTATACGTTTACTTTTAATATCTTTTATGTCGATTTTTAATCTTTTAATTTGTTGATATCTTAAAGATAACATAGATTCATTGTCAGGGTGAGGTGAAGTTTTTCCTTCTTTACCCGCAGTATATGCTATTTTATATTTAATATCATTTATTAATCCTTCTATCATATCTAATAATTCTATTAACCACTCTTCAGTTTTATCTCCTAATAAAGCTGAATCTATAGGGTAATTTCCATTATTTTGTAATCCCAAATAAATATTAGGAGCATTTACTATAAATTTATTTTCTTCATTATTACCTGTATCAAAATGGAAATTACCATTAGTACTAAAACCAATAGCTTTATTCGAAAATAAAAGAATAGAATCTTCTTTAGCATTAAATAAAATTCTGTCTGAATTTATTATTGCTTGTTTACCTTGATATATATTTGGTTGTTCTGGTATATAACTCATTATGCTGGTACTTTAGATTGGTCTGCAATATTAATAAAGGCATATGTTTTATCAACATTATATACCTGTTTTAGGGTTGCGTTTGATGTTGCTATTTTTTTCTGTTTTCTTTGTCCATCACCATATGATATATGAACCCAAGAACCTTCAGGTGGAAATCCTCTTTCAGGAAATTCCCATATTACCTGATCCCATAAAGGGGTATTAGTAATTATCCAATTAAATACTTCAGATGTATTTACACCAGGTATTTGAATGTCAATAGCCATACCCTTTCTATGTTGGGAAGTATCAGATCCCCCAATTGCTTTATTTACTAATAAGCTTCTATAGGCAGAGCTTATAACCATTGTTGGGTATTTTTCATATATTCTATCACCTACATTTTCCATTAAATTCTTAAGATTATTAATTATAGTATCTCTACTATAATTTGGATCTACTCCTGGTAGATTATTAATCCTTTTTTCTATAGCAGTCTTAGAATAAATTAATTGAGATAAATTAAAATAACTTCCTATTCTTTCTTGAGTATTTACTGGACCTGTTGTAGGGGTTTCTTTATAACTAGTTCCTAATGATAAACTACTTCCTGGAGTTATTTGTTGTATTTCTGTTCTATCTTCTATTTCTGTTATAGAAAAATTCTCATTATTATTTGCTACAAACATATCAAATGGGGTAGGTTGTTCTGTTTCTTCTTTAATTCTAGTAGGAGATTTTAAAACGGGGGGATCTGAAATTGGAATAGATTCTTGAATTGGAATAGGATCTGGTTGTACTATTATATTTAATTGAGGATCTGTTAATGCTGTATTTAAGTCCTCAGGTAATTCTAATTTAGCTTGATATGATTGAAAATTAGTAGATGCTACCCTAAAATCAAATAATCGTTGATTGGATGTTAGATATATAGAAGTTGCATCATCATTTAAATCTTCTATTGTAGGTACCCATCCTTTATCATCTAATTTATTTGATTGACCATTTCTAATAATCGTAATAGGATCACCTACATTTCCTATAGTACTCCAAATATTATTAGCTTCATCTGGAATACTTTCACCAATATTAGTAGAACCTAATCTTATAGAATTACCAAATCTACCTTCTAATATATAATCTCCTTCGTAAGGTAATAATGGTTTTATTTTTAATAATTCTGAAAAATAATTACCTAAATTAATTTCTGTCCTTTCATCTGTGACTTGTCTTACTATACCATTAATTGTAGTTTGGTAATCTTTTTCTGTGTCTGAATCTTTTAAACCTTTAAGAGAAGGTAATGCATTGTGATGAGGGTGATTCCATATATTTAAAGGGGGGAAATAATAAGTTGTAGAGGCTCCTTCATTATTATAAATAGATTTATCTTTAGTTGATAAAATTAAAACTATTTCATTTTTTAATGGGTAATATTTAGTATTAGAAAATATAGGTTTTGCAGTATTTGATGTACTAATTTCCTCTAGTGGAGTATTATTT